TTATTTGCATCTCCTCCTCCACTGTTAGAAGATTTTACTAATATATTACCACCAATTACACTTAATCTTTCATCAGGGTCATCTTCATTAATTCCTACGTTTCCTGAATTGTCAATCCTCATTGCTTCAGTTAAAACAGCGCTTGAACCACTTGAAGTTTGCTGAACGTAAAAGTTTAATCCTGACTGGTCAGCATCTCCATAAGTGTAATTTGTAATTGCTGCTACTTTTCTATTATCACTACCACCCCTTAACCAGACCATACCACTGCCAACTGCATCAGTTGATGTGTTATCGGTTTTCATTACAATATTAACTCCAGAAAAATCTCCATCGTTTGAATCAGTTGTAAAAGTACCATTTGTTTTTATTGCAAGTTTACCTTTACCTATAGCATCATTAATTCCTACGTTTCCATCACTATCAATAACCATTTTCGCCCCATCATTTACTTTAAACTGCATAAAATTATCTGTATGGTCGTAATAAATTCTACCTACATTGCCATCCGCTGCATCTGCAAAGTTTATTAAACTTGCACCTGTATTTGAACCTTTTATATTTAAAGTTGCTGTTGAAGAATCTATTGTTACAGTTCCTGCAAAAGTTGCGTCATTATTACTTGCTATGCTAAATTGTTCTGAATTTGTTGTTTGATTAAATAACCTAAATTTACCATCTGATTCTATTGTTTGTAAAAATCTATGATGTGAATTTGTTTTAATGTCTAATCTTGCAGCAGTTGTAGTTCCTGTTATTACTAATTGTGTATCTGCACCACCTGTTACACTAACCCCTGTATTTGTAGTTGTTAGTTTTTGTACATTATCATAAAATAATTCGACTGAACCATTTTCATTAAATCCAGCTAAATTTTCATTAGTTGTTACTCCTTTAATTCTTATATTTTCAGCTTTAATTTCTATAGAACCAGAATTTTTATATAAAACACCCCCATTAAGTAGAATATTTCCTCCACTTGTTATATCTCCTGCTATTGCTGTATTTCCACTTGTAGCATCTACTGTAAACTTATTTGTGTTAATTGCTAAATCCCCTGCAAAGGCTGTATTTCCTGTTGATGCTTGAGTAGTAAATTTATTTGTATTTATAGCAAAATCTCCTGTTGAACTTAAATTAGTGTTTGTACTTAATGAACCATCTACTGTTATTGCAGTTCCTGATTCAGAAACTATTGAATCTGATATTATTTGTGTACCTGACCATTTTGTAAGATTTCCAACCGTACCAGTACCATCTACTTGTGAATGATCTAATTTAGTCCACTCGTTATTCGCACCAGCAATTACCCAATCTCCAATAGTCCAGCTCGATATACCATTTAAACTTGTAGTACCACCTACACTTACAACGTAATAATGTCCTTGTGTTATAAATGGCGAATTATCAATAGTATAATCTTCACCACTAATCATTATATCAGTATCTAACGAAAGTGTTGTATTACTATCAATTCCTGTAACTAATGCAGTTTGACCATCTACTTGATTTACAACTTGATCACCAACTGTTACTGTTGATGTAAAATTTTGTGTACTATCTATTAATTTATTTGCTTGTACTCCTGTTGTTGTACCTGCTGCAGCTTCACCACCACCTGATCCTAATACCGGTGAATTTGTTGAAGCATCCCAAGATCCCATAAACCTTAATCCACCTGCTAATCCATTTACTTGTGATTGTAATTTTCCTATACCTTGTAATATTGTGTCAGAAGCTAATACAGAAGATGCTGAGGGCGAAGTTAATCCTGTTAATACCTTAGCTGTTACTGAATTATTATCTAACGTTACAGCACCACTTACATTGTTTGTACCATCAACACTAGATATTGTTCCAGTCGCTTGACCTGTTAAAGATAAATCTCTTGCAGTTTCCCAAGCTGTGGCTGTATCTGCATTTCCTGTAAGATCTCCAACTACATTTCCAGTAACATTACCTGTTACGTTTCCTATGACTGATCCTGTATGAGTTCCTGCTGAATCACCAGTTAAATCTCCTGTAACATCTCCTGTAACGTTGCCTGTTACATTACCAGTAACATTTCCGATTAAATTAGTTGAAATAGAACTTGGTAATCCTATTTGTATTTGTTGACCAGAACCAGATGTTTCAATTTCATTTGTTGTTCCTACTACGCTTAATGTTTCAGAGTTTAAAACTACTGCACCATTTCCTGAATCTGTTGTAAAATCTAAATCACTTGCATTGTTTAAACCTTTTACATAAGCAGTTGTCGCAACCTTTGTAGAATCATCACTTGAAGATTGAGTTGTAGCAGTAACACCATCTGCTAATACAGAAGTTGATGTTACATTTCCTGTTAAATCGCCAGTTACATCGCCAGTTAAGTTACCTGTTACGTTACCAACTAAATTTGTATTAATAGTAGATGGTAAACCTATTGTAACACCTTGACCACTTACAACAGTATCTATTTCGTTTGTAGTTCCTAAAATACTTAATGATTGAGTATTAAGGTTTATATCTCCTGTATTTGTTCCATCTGTTATATCTAAATCACTTGCAGCATCTAAAGTATCTACATAAGATGTTGTAGCTATTTTTGTTGAATTATCTCCTGCTGTTTGTGTAATAGCAGTTGAATTGTCAGGTAAATTAACACCTGTAGAATCTAAAGATAATGTTAATGATTGACCAGATGCTACTGTTGTTATTTCATTAGTAGTTCCACCTATATCAAATATTTGTGAATCTAAATCTATTTGACCTGTTCCAGTATCTCCAATAAAATCTAAATCTTCAATAGTTATTTGAGCTGCTACATAATCAACTATAGCAGCTGTTGTTGGAATTGTTGTATCATTATCATTATTTCCTATACCATCAGCAGCATCAACAAATTTAGTTATAATAATATTTTCAGCTGTATCTTTTAATGATCCGAATTCTAAAATAGAATTAACTTTAAAATCACCAGCTGTATTTATAAATAATCCAGTTCCAGTTCCATTTCCGTCTGTTATTTCTTTTAAAGTTGCTGTTATAGCTGCATTATCAATGGTTTTAATTAACCCTGGATAAGTATCTGAAATTCTTGTATTAAATAGACTTGCCATAATTTTTAATTTTTTCTTGTTTTTTTAAAAACGTTTTAAGTTTTTCAATGTTTTTTTGTTTTGGTTTATACCTCATAATACCCAACCATTAAATAGTGCATCATAATCCGGGTATATATCATCGTTTGTATTACTTGTATATTCAGGATAATTTGATTGATTAAATGACATAAAATCTATGAAGCGTCTTGAATAATATTCCATAAATTCACGTGCTTTATCAACTAAATAATCAACTTCATTTTTACTAACTGTTTCGCTTGTTTCAGAACGATGTTTAAATACTCCTCCGTTTTTAATTGTATAACTCGCAAATGGAATATAATAAACTTGAGCTGCCCAAATTAACATTGGTTGTAAATATGTATTTAATAATGTTTTATATTTTTCATTAGCAACATCGTCAATTTCTCCGTTTGCAATTAATGTTGATATTTTATTATATAAATCAGTTCCAGTATAATTTTGTATATCAATTTCTTGGGCAAGTTTTATAAATTGGATAAATTTATCCGTATCAACGTTTCCATCTAAAATCGAATTTCTTACTAAATCTGTTCTATTTATAAATAATGCTGTAGCCATAATTTTTTTATTTTACTCCTGGGTAATGCCCCTCGTTTGGCATATTTATTGGTGCTATGATCGATTCTTTTGTTCCACGTGGATTTTTAATATATGATTTTGGTATTGTTCTTGTTTTTTTATAATCATTTAAAAATTTTGATGGACTTGTATTTGCTTTTAATCTATATAATTGACGATTCCATTTGTGGCGGCAATAAACTCCACCCTTGAATTTAAACAAATCATAAGGTTTTCCTTTGTGTCCTAATTGACTATTTACACCATCACGACTTGCTTTGTCTATTTCTTCTAATCGATATACAATACCTGATTTAGATAAGCGCATCATATTTTCGCAAAAATCACGACTTGAATTACTTGGTTTAGTTGATCCAACAGCGTATTTATATCTAATTTTATAATTTTTAGAATCTAAATAACTAAAACCATTAGGTTTAGATGTGATTTCATCTTTTAATTGTTGAAATAAATTCTTTTTTTCTTTTATACAAATATTAGCCCAATCTTCGTTTGATATATCAGCGCTTTCATTTAATTCATCTACTAATTCCCATTCTTCGTTAATTATTTCGCCTTTTAAATTATTTAATATTTGTTCACCAAGTTCTATTGACATTTCAGAATGACTTTCACAAGGCATAAACCAAATTTTATCTCCTTCTTTATGTTCGTGATGACCAGAACAACCCATTTTTTCAGCAGCTTGTTCTGCTTCTTCTTTTGTTTCGTAAACTTTTTTTCCGTCAATTTGTTTTAATTCAATTGACATTTTAACTCCAGTTTCTTCTTCTATTTCTTCGTCACTTTGTACGCTTCGATCTACGTCTGTGAATTCTAATGGTTGTAGTGTAATAAAATATAAATTTAATGCAATATCATTAAAAGCTAATATTTGATCAAAGCAATCAATTAAAAGCTCTTGAAATGGACGTATTACTGTGTTGTCCATTAATAAAGATGCAGTTTTTATTTCATCTGCATTATTACCTAAACCTGTTTTGTCTTTTATACCCAAAAGCATTGGACTTACAACACGATGCGCTACAAGTACTTTACTTTGTGATTCGTCAGATAAAAATTGATATTGATTGTGTGCATCAGATAACTGAACAGGTGTAATTTCAGCTTGTGCGTCTTTGTTGTCGTTAAATGACAAAATAAATTTACCTGCGTTACTTGATCCACTAAATTTTTGTGCAATACGTGCTTCGATCATTTCACGTTCTTCTGGATTCGGAGTACCATTATTAAAATTAATTAACATTGATGGAGATAATCCATTCATTATGTTGTTTAAATGATAATTAGAAATTTCTTCTTCCAATTCAGCATATTGTATTCCACCTTGATAATCTACTGGCGCATAATAATAAAATCCAGATTTATATGGTTTTATATAATATATTTCAATATTTTCTTTTGACATACCAAATGCTGGTATACGTAATGGTTTATCGCTTGGTTTTAATTTAGTCCAATCTTTGAAATAATAATAAGCAGGAATTTCACCATTTTCATCACATTTTTCTGCTCGTAATGTTTCAATTGGCATATGTTCGATTTGTGCAATTTTAGTTCTATCTTTAGAATAAATTATTTGTATAGCACATTGACCCATTAATTTTAAATCATAACATAATTTTCTTACAATATCTTTTTTAAATAATGTAATCATTTGTGCGTATTGATCAGGTTTTTTGTTTGAATCTGTAGCACCTAATCCTTTGCCATATATTTGTTGACTTATACCGTTTACACAAGCGTTATTTGTAGGACTTCCATTGTAACGATCTATTAAAAATTGAAAATAATTGTTGTCATCTCCGTATGCTATCCAATCTTGGTTAGGAACTTCAATTATTTCTGGGCTTGTATATGTGCTTAAATTAACAAAACCAATTTGTGATTTAGGATTTTTTACAAATTGCCCTAAATTGTTTCTTTTTCTATTTTTCATATTACAATGTAATCATTATTATAAGAATTATCTGTTATATATTGATTTTGATTTATTTTATAATATAAATTATCACTTTGGTCTATTTCTTGATCAGTACAGAATATTCTATCTTTAAATATAGTATCTATGTTTGTAGTGTCTATATTCCAAAATTCGTTGTAAACTTCCCATAAAAAATAATTAGTATTCCAAAAATTAGGATCACTAAATAATTTTATATCGTAAAAATGACCTTCAACAAGTACAGGATTAAACGCTTGATTAAACATTAAATAATTACCAGACGTTGTAGCGTTGTTTATTTCATACGTTTGCGTAACATTTGTACTATCATCACGTATTGACAAAGTAAATTGATTACCATACGTTCTTGGTATGATTTTAAAATTTTGCTGAGCAGTTGTTGTTTTTAATACAATCATTTTATATATAACGTAAATTAAAAGTTATTTTGTACAAATATTATTGCAAAAAAAAAGCACCCATATAGAGTGCTTTAATTTTTACATAATTTATTATTATGGTGTTGGATTGATCGGTGTTTCAGATGCAGGTGTAATTAATCCACTAGCTAAAAAATATGGAGCAGTTTCTTCCATTCCCTCCATAGTTAATGTAAATCCAGAAAGGTCTCCTGCGGCAGCTCCCGTAACCGTAGTTCCGCCAACGCATTCCATTCCGTTTTCTAATCCACATAAAAATTGATTTCCATAATAATCTTCTACGACTACATACGGTCTACCAACTGCAATCATTTGCAATTCGTTT